AATACTATCCGATGTAAAAACATTGATAGCAAAAGTATCTGTTTTCATCCGTGAAAAATCGAGCGGGCTGTAAACTTAAATAGCAAGGTAGAAACTTAATGCGTGAGTTTTTGCCTTGCTTATAACGTTTCCGCTATGAGTAGTGGCGGTTTTAGAACTACTCACTATCAAAATATAACAAATGACAATAGAAAGCACAAACGATAAATTACCCAATACACCCGCCATTACTTATAGCGAGTGTTATGCACGGGTTTTTTTAGGGGATTGCTTAGAACTATATAAAAATATAGAACCGAAAAGCATTGACTTAATTTTAACCGATTTGCCTTACGGAACAACTGCTTGTAGTTGGGATGAAATAATACCATTTGAACCAATGTGGAAAATGTTTTACCGAGTATTGAGGCCAAATGGATTTATAGTATTAACCGCTTCACAACCTTTTACAAGTAAATTGGTAAGCAGTAACATTGATAATTTTAGCCATCAATGGATTTGGGAGAAAATAGGGAGCAACGGAAATCCTTTACTTGCTAATATGATGCCACTAAAAAACTTTGAAGATGTACTTGTTTTTAGCAATGAATACAAAAATTACGATTATGATTTTAACCACCCATTGAGAATATATGCAAGACAATTATTTAAGGAAATTGGTAAATCTAAAAAGCAGATATTTGAAGATATGGGAAACCAAAGTGTCTGCCACTTTATGCGAACCGACAGCACACAATTTACAATTTGTACAGAAAAATGTTACAATAGTCTTATTGAAATTTACAGAATAGATAGATTTGATTATTTTAGAAAATATGAAATGCTATTAGAAGAAGATTTACAATACAAACAAACTTTAAATATTCCCCCAAGAATTTACAATCCTCAAAAAACAGAAGGTAAAGCATATACATTGAAGCAAGGTAGAATTGGAGAAGCGTTTGGCGGAACTAAAAACAAAGGAGTAATAACAGAAAATAATGGCGATAGATACCCAAAGAGTATATTAAGTTTTGGATATTGTAAAGAGAAATTACACCCAACACAAAAGCCTGTTGAACTTATTGAATACTTAATAAAAACTTATACTAATGAAGGAATGGTAGTATTTGATGCAACTATGGGTTCGGGAACAACTGGAGTAGCCTGTAAAAATCTAAACCGAAATTTCATCGGAATAGAAAAAGACGAGAACTATTTTAAAATAGCAGAACAGCGAATAAATGCACTGACGCTGTTTTAAACTTGTGCATAACTGTCGGCTGTATGGTGTCGTGTGGAATTAGGAAGCACACACTATCAAGTTACTATAACGCTAATAGGAAGTAGAAGCTTTGAATAACCGATGAAACCCACATGCACTATACAGCGTGTTACCTGCTGGTGTTCGTATTAATTTATTAAAATATAAAACAATGAATTTAAAAGAAATAGGATTTTATACATTATCGGACGAACGTGTTTTAAACACCTCTGAAACTTCACAAATGAAAAGATGTGAAATGATAATAACGGAATACTGTAATTTCAAATGTCCTTATTGTAGAGGCTTAAAAGCTGAAATATATGGGCAAAGAAAGATTAAAGAACTTTCGTTTGAAGAAATAAAGCACAATATTGATTTGTGGTGTGTAAATGAACCTTTGGAAAATATTCGTTTTTCTGGTGGTGAACCAACATTACACAAAAACATAGTTGATATTATTGCTTATGCAAAAATAAAAGGAATAAACAAAATTGCAATTTCGACCAATGGCTCAAATAAAATTGAACTTTACAAAAAATTAATTGAAGCTGGGTGTAATGATTTTTCAATTTCTTTAGATGCTTGTTGTGCCGATGATGGTGACAAAATGGCTGGCGGAATAAATGGCTCGTGGTTAAAAGTAGTTGGAAACATTGAAGCAATATCAAAACTTACTTATGTAACCGTTGGGGTTGTTTTAACACCTGAAAATATTGATAAAACAATTGATACAATTCGTTTTGCTCATAAACTTGGAGTTGCTGATATTCGTATTATTTCGGCTGCTCAATGGAATAAACCTATACCACGATTAAATGAGGTTGAAACTGAAATAAAAGAAGCACACCCGATTTTAAAATACAGAATTAAACATTTCGCAGAGGGTAGAAATGTTCGTGGAATGATTGTAACAGATTCAAAAAAATGTGCTTTGGTTTTAGACGATTCGGTTATTGCTGGTGACTTCCATTTCCCTTGTGTAATTTATATGAGAGAAAAAGGCGAACCAATAGGAAAAGTTTCTGAAACAATGAGAGCAGAACGTGCAGAATGGTTTAAAAAACACGATTGCTTTAAAGATGAAATTTGTAAAAACAATTGTTTAGACGTATGTATAGACTACAACAACAAATACAGACAATTGAGGAGTTAGCACCTTATTATTTCACTTTTGAATATTGGCGTGCTGGAAGTTTAACTGAATTTGGAATACAAACAAGAACTTATTCGATTGAGAAAAACAGGCAAACAATAAGACAATATGCAATTGGATATTTAAAAGCTGAAAAACTTTGGGTGCGACCAAAGCAAAATGCAATTGCAGTGATGTTTTGGTTTAAAGAACAACATTTTTGGACACACTTAACAATTAAAGAATTTGAAATATGTTTTCCAGAATTAAAAGAATATACAAAGAATATAAGGAATTGAAATACTTAGCGTATCACGATTCTTTAACTGGATTACTTAACAGAAATTGGCTTTATAAAAACATTGACCAAATAAATGCTAAATACGTTTATTTTATTGATATTAACGACTTACATAAGATAAATGAAATGGGGCATATTTTTGGTGATGAATATATAAAGGAAGCAATTGCAACTATAAAGCATAATGGAACGCTAATCAGATATGCTGGGGATGAATTTATATTATTCTCAGATTTTGAAAATGAAGTTGAAACAAACAATTATTTTTCTGTTGGCTGTTCGCTTGTTTCAATGTCAATTGAAGATTCTATTAAAGATTCTGATTCAAAATTGATTGTGAATAAGAAACTTTATAAATTAAGCTGCAATGTTTGAACGTAGTGTTTTTACACTTGCAGGTAACAAGTTTATAACCACAAATTGTGTTTATAGTCCAAATAAAATCAATAACCGTTGTGTAATTTAACGTAGAATTATGAAAACTAATTAATTTGACAAATGCAATAAAAAACCAAAAAAAACAAGAAAAATAATAATTTTCTCTTCGTTTGAAGTGAAGATTGTTAAAATGCTTTATTAATCAAGTCTTTTCTGTATTTATAGATAATAAATGACCCAATACATATAAGTCCAATAGCCACATATAAAGCCGTATTATTGCTTTCTTCGGATACCTTTAGTAAGGTGTCAAATTTCTTTACATCTTTAAGATTTACTCCTGACTTGTCTAGTGCATCTTGTGTGTAATCTTTAAAGTCTTTAATTGAAATACTGTCTGTACGACCGTTTAACTTTGAAAATTTGCTTATTGCTGGGTTTTGGTCGAATATTTTTTTTTGATATGATTTAATTTGCGATTCAGTGCCTTTTTTTTCAGAACCAAAAACAAATGAATTATCTTTACCTACCGAGGCTGGGTAAAAAGTGGCAAGGTACAAATCATAAAAACTGTTGTATTCAGTGTCTTTAAACCATTTTTTTATGTTCTCAAAGTATTTTTGAACGTAATCTAATTGATTCACTGCCGACATTGTTCTTAATGCGGTTGTTGTTGTTCCTAAACTTTTTGCTGTTGATGGCATAAATTGAATAAGACCAGTAGCTCCTGCGCTTGGATTAATGGCTTTTGGATTAATGCCAGATTCCTTGTACATCACAAGCATAAGCCAATCAGGGTTAATTCCTAAGTTTTTTGACACATCAGATACTTTGTTTAAAAAAGCGTCTCTTTGTGATTGTGCTATATTGCTTAGTTTGTCACTATATAATAATTCTCTGTTCATTATTTGTATAGAATCAATTATTAATACTTCATTATTACTTACCGTAAACCTTCTTAACGATGTAAGCGTTAATTTTTTTACGAAATATTAGATACGAACTACCTATTGCTATTATTGAGATAGCAACCCCCGTAATTATTTTTTTTTTAAACTCTGGTGTCATATTCATTTGTTTTTAAAGATTATTTTATTTTTTAGCTTTTAAAACAGCGTAAAGTTCTGTTTTTTCCTCTTTGTTAAAATCTCTTTCTATTCGTTCTTTTAAAGAACCGTACTCTTTAACGAAATAATCAAACACATTTAAAACAGCGTTTTTATTAGGAATACTTCTTACAAATGATATAATGCCTTGCTCGTCAGTATTCATGTAGCCAAACATATCATACAACTTTTTAGCCATTTCCCTTGCCGTTGCTACTTTATATTGAACTTTATATGTCAATACAGGGCTAAAGAAATCTGTTGAATACATATCATCAACATTGCCTTGTATGGTAGTCTCATCTTTAATTTGATTTGATATTTCTTTTGTTAGCTTGTTTCTTTGTCCTTTGCGAATAATAACAATAGCGGTAATTCCTCCAATGAAAGCTGCCGTTGCTATTAATATATTTTGTACTTTTTTATTCATTTTTATTATTATTGTTGTTTTTAAATTATCTAACAGCCGAAGATGCTATTGAAGCCGCTCTGCCTTGTGGGGTCATCATCAAAACTGTTCCCGCTGTTTTATTTGGGTCTTTCGACGCATTCCACAATATACGAGCTACGATTAAAAACATCACAGAACTACCAATTATAATCATGGTAGATATTCCGCCTAATGCACCACCGATAAAATCCACTACGCCGTCTGCTGTGTTTAATACATAATCACTAGCTGATTCAATTATATTATCTGGCTCTATATTGATTCCTTGTGATGCAAAATAATCTCTAAACTCTTTATTATTAGCACTTGTCGAGGCTCTTAATCCCCATGCTTTGATAAAAAGAATATTGGCATTTTTCTTTCCAACTTTTGTTTTTAGTTCTTTGTACCAACTAATCCAATAATTTGAATCGCTAGACTTTGTAGGTACTTCGTTTATCATATTTGCCATTTTATTTAATGGTATTAATTGTTGTTTTTATTTATTTAACTATCTCTACTTCAAAGCCGTCTTTTATAGAACAATTTTTTTGTAAACAATCAAATTCAGTTTTTATTTTGTCTTTTTTCCAAAATACCTTTAAGAATGTTTTATTACAAGCAAAAGAGCCTATATTGCTATTTATTGGACATTCTCTTGTTCGATGTATTACACCTCTTATCTTTGGCTCTATGGTGTAATCTAATAGGCATTTCCCATTTTCAAATAACTTAAACGTGCCAACAAAAAGACTATCATTAAAAGAGTATTGAGTGTAAGAACTATCGTAAGGATAAAAAGGACTTTCTGAACCTAGATAAAATGTATCAATGCGAACAGGAGGCAAGTTGTTTGCATAAGAATAAACTTGAATCTGATACATCTTGTAAAGGTCTTGATACTTTATTTTGTATTCTTTCAATGCTTGTCTTATCGTTTGTATCTCTTTTGAATTTTTGTTTTTAATGTCTTTCAAAGAAAAAACATATTTTTTCAATTCCGTTATAGTATCATTATAAAGGCTCAATCTCTTAACAACTGAATCATTTTTATTCAAGTAGTTTTGTTCCCAGCGTTGAGATTGAGCTTTATATTTGTCCGCTTGAAGGGCATAATAAAATGTTGATGCCCCTAATATTATCATTATAAAGGCAACAATCAAAAGCTCTTTTGTACTTTTAGAAATAGCCATTTTAAAATTATTGTTTATCTGTTGTTTTAAATAAATTATTGGCTCTGCTAAACAGATTCTCTGCGACCTTTTCCCATGCCAACGCTACAATTATTGCAAATCCAATGGTAGATAGGTCAACCAAAGATTCGTTTAAGTAGTCTTTAAACATTGTAGGAAGTCTTAAAACAATGAGCATTGCTAGTGAGCAACCAATCCAAGATATTAAAATGTTTATCCACGATGTTGTTATGAAATAAACAAAATCAAATTCATTAGGAGTGTCTTTTTTCTCGTCCACAGCCTTTTTAACTTTTATAAGCCAATAGAATGAGTTTGATAGATACCCGAAAAATAAAGCTACTATCCACAATGTAATTGTTAAATCTCCTTTTATTTCGCTCCATACCTGAGAGTCAATGAAAGCAAATAAATTTAGGTTGTCAGCCAAAAAAGGGAAAAATGGCGGTAAAAACATCACCAATATTCCAAAAAATACCTCTAAAAATTTTGAAAATTTGTTCATTTTATTTTTTTTGTTTTAAATATTTTTAATACAATGGTCTTCCGCTTAATAAAGTATTCAATCCCATTCTTTGAGTCTCGTTTAATTTATTGAATATTTCGGTTAATAGCTTTTTGTTTTTGTATTCTTTAAATTTAGCGGAAACTTGACTCATTACTGATATATTAGGAATCTTTTTGTATAAGTCTATAAACAAATTATACCTATTTGTAATTGACGTATTAGATAGAATGTCATTTATCTGAACAATGTATCTATCTATAATAAGATTGTTTGCTCTTCCGTTTGAATCAGCACTTTGTTTTAGGTAATATGTTTCGTCAAATGCCTTATTAAACTTATCCGAGAACTTACTCCAATACAAATCATTCTTAAACCCATTTATGTCTCCATTTTTAATGTATTTATCATATTGGGATTGACTTATTTCAGTTAATCCTAAAACAGTTTTTAAATTAGATTCTGTTCCTAAACCAAATAACCCATCGGCTACCAATAAATTATTTCCTAATGCTTTGTTTAAAAATTGTTGTAATACCTGAACCTCTTTTCCTTTAACTCCTTTTTTTAAGGGAAATGAAGCAGATAATTGATACGCAGGAACACTAGAGTTTATTACAACAGTAGTGCCAGACTTTTTATTTAAGGCATCAAGTCTTTCTTGCTCTTCTTTGTCTTTTTGCTCTTGTTCTTTTTTCTTTTTGTTTTTAAGATACAAAAATACTCCAACAGTACCTAGAGATAAAGCAACAATGGTTATTATTACTACTTTCTTGTTCATTTTTTATTTGTTGAGATTTTAATAAAAAAATCTAATATAATACACTTTTCACTTAAAGTCAGTATCAAGTAAAAGAGTATATGTGAAATAATCTCCGAAATCCTTTATTGACAAGGAACAAATATTCATTAATTTGTTATAATCTTTTGGATTTGCT